AATGGGTATGCGCAGCTAGAAAGACTTGTGTCGAACGAGACATGGGATGTCATACAATTGGTTGGATGGTATATGGAATTTGACTTTCCTCGTATTTTCAAAACAGCAAATGCAGGAGCATACCTAGTGAATCGTTCCTATTACTCTACACTTTTAAGCAATCGGAAAGAGGCATTACGCAAGCTCACGAGATTTGAGATGTTATATACATGTCCAGATGCATATACTGCAGATGTCTATTGGAACTCTTTAGTACGAAAGGACCGATGGTTTGGCATTTATCCTTGCATATGCAAACAAGTGATTAGTTATTCTGACAATTCAAATTGTACATATCGAGCCGATGAAGTGAATGGAATTTTTCAAGGGAAAGGAAATTTATTTGATGCAATATAAATATGCCGAACCATAAAACACAAAAAGTAGGAAGTCGCCGACAAGTATGGAATGGAGGCGCTGAACAAACAGTTGGAGGTCTTCGTAAAGATGACCTTCTAAGAAATAAGTATGGTCGGATTGTTTCGAAAAAGAGACACGAAACAATGCGCAAACGTGTTTAAACGCATATAATGAAATTCACTCAAGAAATGATTGTAGAGGCCAAAACAGTCCAGACGGCAGCAATACGGACGTTGACAGAGGCCTTGAAGTGTATTCTTGTCGAGCTCAGTCTTATTTTCGACAAAGAAGGAGTTCGAATGGTCGCTATGGACAGTACTCGCACAGTCCTTATTCACTTTCGTCTGTATGCAGACAAATTTGAGAAGTATACATATAACCATACATCTCCCAAATTTGTGATTGGAATCAATACAGATCATCTATATCGAATTGTACGAACAGCCACAAATGATGATACGATTACACTCTATGTGGATGACAACGAGTCGAATGATCTTGGAATATTGCTAGAGGATGGAGACAAGAAACAAGTAACTCGCTATAAACTAAAACTACTGGATCGTGATGAGCCGGATATTCAATTGCCAGAAACTGAGTTTACAACACATATTACGATGCCGTCCCTTGACTTTCAGAAAATATGCCGAGATATGACTTTACTAGGGGCAAAGACTGTTGAAATCAAAAATGTTAGCTCATCACTTACGTTTTCATGCAAAGGGCATTTTGCGTCTCGTGTCACTGTGATGGGTGACTCAGAAAATGAGTTCAGTATCACAAAAAAAGAAACAACAGAAATTGTGACAGGAAACTTTTCTCTTCCTCATCTTGTTTTATTCACAAAATGCACGAATTTATGCAACAATCTTGAAATTCATATGAAGAATGACTGGTTTTTGATGGTACGGTACACAATTGCAAACCTAGGCCCTATTTCTCTATGTCTGATGCCTTGTTCAACTTAAATACAAATATAAAAACTTTGAAAATTCTGAAAGTAGTTCCAAACTAAAACACGCAATAGCACTTCCTTCAGATATAACTAAATATAAAACAAATTGTTCAACTGTAATATTGAAAGGTTTTAAACATTTTTCTAGAAATGGATAAAATATAGTTTTTTGTTTTGTTAAATTCTCTTCAATTGGAATTAATAAACAAACTTCAAAAAAAATATGTTGAATAAAAATTATACTCAGACACATTAAAATATACAATTTAAGCCAAACATTTGGATAAATCGTATGTGTAACTAAAATCATAATTAGAATACAAAACGCAATAAGAATATGGTATACTCCAATTATGTATCCTAGGATTTCTCCATCATTTGATAACCAAGAATATGTATATCGTACTAAACTAATCAAAAAATCCTCGATAGATTTCCGTAATTTTTCTTTATTAATATCTATTACAAATTTCATTACAACTATTTAGGACGAGATTTGTGAGGAGTATACGTAACATCTTCACCAATTTTGAATCCATTGACTTTTGTTTGGATATACTTTATATCCGATACTGTTGTTGACGTATTCCAGATCTTGATAATTGAGAATGGACCTTTGGGTGAAATTGTAATTCCAACCAATGTTTCACTTCGATACGTAAGAAGTTCATTTGTTATGCAATAGACCATCAAATCTATGAATGTAGCATGTGCCGTCGAAGCCTCTATTTTCTTGGACCATGCACCTCCTGATTCATTTTCTGGAGAATCCCAAAGAGGTTTGAATCCACGTCGCATGAAGAAGAACATTCCTGATTCCCATGCTTCTTTTGAAATTGAATCTACGACGGTCCAGAATTGCTGAGGAGTGTTTATATCTGCAATTTTGATATAACTCTCGAGCGAGTAGTCTTTGCTTTCGGGATCATGATACCACAGAATCCAAGAATATTGGAGTTTTGTGGTCTCTATAGTTGATCCCATTTTGTTGTATTATTACAGGTTTGTTTATATGTGAAATGGATTCGTTTTTAACACACTCTTTCTATACTAATAAATGAGCCTCACTGTGTCCGATATATACAAAGTTCGTTTTGAGCCCAAGCTTGCGTTGCCACGAGTTCTTCAAGAAAATATCGCAAAACTTCGAATTACTGCAGCAACGTATAAACCTGTACGCCATCACATAAAAAAGCATATTGTCAAAGAGGATTCGACCTCTGCAAACTGGAGGCAGAATATTATTGAAGCATATACGTCTAAAATAAAGAACGCAGATGATGTTGAGTATCAAGCAATTCAAGGAATTCTAAACAAACTCAGTCCATCCAATCTCGACAAATTGACAGCAGATATTCTTGCAAATATCAAGAAGCGAGACGAAGTATTTCGAGTCCGAATTACATGTCTCATCTTTCAAGTGGCAATTACTCAACGTATGTTTTCACAAATTATCTCGGATTGTATGGTGAAACTTATTCAAGTGTTTCCGGATATGAACGAAGATCTAGATGCACAGATCAAGCTATTTCCAAAGACATACAACATCAATGAATCTCTTCTCTTTCCTTCTGCAGGAGACGCAGACTACGACGACAAAGTGATTGCATGGGCAAAGCAGAAAGATATGAAACAAGGATATGCAGCATTCCTTACTCACTTGTACTCTCGAAAGGTTGTATCCGAGAACGATATGTATGCATCTGTACACCAACTCATGACAGATTTATCCGGTGTATCTGCATCGTTGAAAACTCCACAAACAGAAGAAACTGTCAACCGATGTGTTGATTTCCTATTTGAAACTGCTCAAACTCTTGGAAAAGAGAAAACAATCACACACAAGGTTATTGCAGGATATCTCGAGACATTTCTTGCTCGTCCGCGAGCCGAACTTCCAAGCTTTGGAATGCGTTCTCGTGTTCGACTTGAGAATTGCTTAAAATGCGTTCAGTAATTCAAACTTCAAACATGTACTAAAACAAATGTCTGTCCCCCCTGCTGCCGTACTCCTTCGTGCTGCACAGGTTGCAGTTGATCAGGACAAACCTATTTATCTAGACTACTATGCAGACAGTGTTGCAAAGAAATGCCTTATTGGTGTGCAGGAAGACAACACAAAGTATCTTGTAAAGTCGAACGATGAATATACGTCGACGATTGAAAACATTTTTAAATGCGATACATGTTATATTGTCTCTACAGAGAACAGTTTGTATGTCGTGTCTACCGATATTCCCGTGAAGAAAATTGTAAGTTCATCTTCAACCTAAACAGGTTTATTCTATATACAATAATGTTAGAGTATCCTCCGCCACATTATTTACTTTTTGAGCCTCTGAATGACATCGAGACTCAAAAATTATGGATCGAGTATAAAGAAAAACACACGGACTGTGAGTTTTCAGAAGTGGATGCTGCCGAATTAAATACTGTAGAAACATTTGCAACATGGTTTCATACATGGATTTCTCAATCGTCCAAGCAGAGATTTCGTATTTTAATCATCTGGCACTCTGAGTTTCTCACATTTTCATGTCAACAAATGCTTCGTAGATCGTTGGAAGAACGATCGTATAAATGTCGAGTATGGTTTCATGTAGAGGATCCAATGGGTATTCAACCTGCGATTCAAAGTAGATGTATCGTAAAACGAATTAAAACCTTTATACATAATCCAGTGATTAAACAAATATGAACATAGACGTGTATACAGACGGAGCCTGCTCCAAGAATGGGAAGTCCGATAGTCGAGCCTCATGGGCCTTCTATTTTCCCTCCCATTCACGCTTTTCATCTTCAGGACGGGTTCCCGATGGTCAACTACAAACAAATCAACGTGCTGAACTTATGGCAATTTCAGAATGTGTACAAGCATCTGAGAAACACTTTGATGTATCAAATACATATCTCCATATTTATACGGATTCTATGTACTCAAAAAAGTGTCTAACCGAATGGATTTCTGCATGGATCCGAAATAAATGGAGAACATCTCAAGGAGGAGATGTTCAACACAGAGATTTGATTGAAGATACGTACACACGTCTTTCCAAATTCAAATCATTTTCGATCATACATGTGAAAGCACATACTGGAAATGATGATGATCGAAGCAAGAACAACCATATTGTGGATCGTCTTGCTGCCAGTGTGTTGAATCCAGAGGAGAAAGAAAAAGTAGTGACAAACGTTCAAGAGGTTTTACAAGGATGCCCTCTTACGTTATTAGGACCTCCTTTGTCGGAAGATACACTTGTAGACTGGTGTTTAGAACACATGGAATTGCTGGACAAGAAAGCAGTTTCAACAGCAATCATTACAGCCTTTGCAAAAACTATTCGGCAAAAAGGCTTTGATATTGTGAAGCAGAGATTGCATCGGTCGACAATGTATCGACTAAAAACGGAAACAGGTTTAATTAAAGAGGGATCGGTAACTATAAAAGACGAATGAAAGTCTATGTATTTTCTTCGAAAACATGTGCCCCTTGCAAACTCCTCAAACCGGTCATTGAGGATCTAAAAGAAGAATTTAGTGGTTTTGATTGGGTTGATATTGATATCCATGAGGATACATCTGGTATTGCGCAACGTATTGGTGTTACAATTGTTCCAACGGTTGCAGTCGTGTGGTATAATGAAAATGGTTCTGTAGAGCGTGTCGAAAAACATTCAGGAACATCTCCTGCTCCATATTATAGGATTCTGCGTATGGCTAGTCGACAAGCGTAGACGTGACTAGTTCTCCATCTTTATAGGCTTCACACACAAATTGGTCAGAGTCTTCTTCTACAGCAGGCGTTTGTCCGACGATAATTTTCGTTTCGTTCGATGAACTCTTGGCAGTTTTTTTGCTAGGTACTGGTTCCGGTGGATGAAAGACTCCTTTTCCGGTCCCTGAAGACGTAAATGGTTCTTGACTGGATCGTTTCATACTATAGTATGCAATTGTTCCAACACCGAACGCAATGAGTTCAGATAGAATTGGAGATAGCCAACCGTAGCGAAAGTTTTCAAAACATCCTTTCCACCACAAAATTGCATATTCGGCTGCAAATGTAGCAGCAATAGTTATTCCAGTCGCAGCTTGTGAATCCGGTGCGCCTGCATCAATAGATTCCCACATATGACACCATAGAATTGTTGATGTCAACAAAATTCCAACCGGTGCAAACGTCGTTTGCAATCCATACAATCCGGGTGTTGCACAAATATCATCAATATGAATATCACCATAACTTGTATTTTTTGTAGCGTATTCCATCTCGTTTCCAAGGTAACCATTTCCTGCAAGTACAGCCGATATCACGAAAATACCTGCACCAAGCAGAGTTCCAAATGCCGAGTCAGGAATTATACGAAGAAGTCCAATGGTAAGTGAGGAAATGATAAGTCCACCTCCTACAAGAAGCATGATCCAAAATACCCAAATATTTGACGTAAATTCTGTATAGCTTGCAAATGTATTACTTCCAATAAGACTGACAAGAATAATTGTTATGAGTCCAACCAAAGACGCTTTTGAGTACTGGTACTCGCCCATAAGAATATCAGAAATAAATCCTCCAAAGAAAAAGAAGTATGGAGTCAAACTTAACCATGTTGTCAAGTATCCAATACCATCAAATTTAGGTACATTGCCAAACATTTCATATATGTACTTCCACCAAACTGGTGCATATTTTCTCAGTAAAGCTATGGTACCTACGACAGCACCTGTGAGAAGAACACAAGTTGCTACCGCAATTCCAAAACCAAGCCAGAAATAATCAATTGAGTTCATTGATTATTCTCAGGATACAAAATCACGTGAAACTACAAATGAGTATTTATGGGTCTGCATCGAGCTGGGGACAACAATGTGGAAATTCAAATCAAAGTCCTGTCAATCTATCACAGTCTTCATCCAAACCTTGTGATTTATTATGTGATCTCGTATTTGATGATGCATACATTTCACAAGCAAATGTAGTTGTTTCGGATGAAGGTCTTATTCTACAAAGCCAGACGTCATTAGGAAGTTGCAAGTATGGAGGTGATTCGTACACTTGCAATTCATTACTTGTGACCCATCCAAGCCATCACACTGTTGAAAATATTCAGGCAGATGGAGAAGTTGTAGCTATTTTTAGCAATCCAACTCATGGAATGTTGTGTGTCAGTTCTCTTTTCCGAGTGAACCCAACCCAGACATCGTCCACACATTTCTTCAATGCATTTATCCCATACGCAAACCCGTCTGCAAGTCAGTCTATAAGTTTAGGAGAACAATGGGGTTTGTTTATGATGGTTCCTCCTGCAGGATCCTATTTTGTGTATGACGGATCTCTTGTTGTTCCGCCGTGTCAATCGACAAAATGGGTCGTGTTTAAGTCCATGATTAACATCGATTCCAATGACTTTGCATTGTTGGTGAGAAACGTTCAAGCAGGATCAAGACCTGTGCAACCTGTCGGTGATCGATCGATATACTTTAACGATACGGAGCAGCTTCCAGGAGGTCCGATGCCACATGATGGAAAAACGTATATGCGTTGTCGCCGCGCAGGTCGCAAGAATGATGTTCGACAAATCCAACCGGCCGGTCTCAAAGAAAAACAACCATCCAAACCCAATTTTATTGTACAATGGGCAACGAAACAAATACAAGCAAACTCATTTCTAGAATTAGTCGATGTCGTACTGCTTTTCGTATCGTTTGGATTGGGAGTATACTATGCATGGAAAAATAGTTCAGACCCACGTGGTTTTTATATAATTTTGTTATTTCAGTCGTTTGCAAGATGGATTCGATCCTTCTTCTTTACAACTCCTTAAGGGCGTTCATCCCAGCACGTCTCATGTGCATCGGGGCCCCAACACGTCTCGTCCGTCTCGTCCTCCTCCGACGGGGACTCCTCCAAATCCGGATTCTCGATGAGAGTTTGCAGTAACTTCTCTTTCTGAATCTTCTTGCGGATCTTTCGGTCCTCCTTCTTCTTGGACGTATCCACTGTTGTCCATCCATCATCCTCCTTCGGAGCCTCTGTAGGAGCCTCCGTAGGAGCCTCTTCAGAAAAGTCCTCAGGGAAGTCCTCTAACGGAGGACCCTCCATGGGAGGAGTGGTGCACTGGTCAGGATACTCCAACATATCCCTCATCGGTGGAGGGACTACAATGTGAATCGGAGGTGGTCGTTCCTCCAGCACCGTCTTGGCGACGATTGCTGCATGCGACTCCCCCACCCATCCACGCGTAGCTCGAGGAGCTACAAGAGCAGGAAAGTTCGTGTCGTTCATCGCGATACGAGCCTTCTCCTCTGCAGCCTTCTCCTCCTCTTCCTCTTGCTTGCGTCGCTTCATGGTCTCACGCACCAACCACTTCGGCATCTCGTTGTTGCGGCGGTTTTTGCGGTACATTGTTGGTCTTACAATTATCATGTTCGAACATATAAATCCGTTTTCAAAGACTGAAAACGAAACAAGCAAGCAGAATGAAAGGAACCGCAATGGTTCAATATGTATATGTCTCTGCCGCAGGAAGTGTTCACGACGGTCAAATTCCTACAAAAGCAGGAGATGTCCTTGAATGGATTCGTAAAAAACACGGTGCAAATATTCAGTTCCAAGGAAAGATTCAGGATCCAATCAAGGAAACCAATTGGTTGTCGATATTTGCATCGATCGATGGTGATGTGTCACAATCGAACAATCATATTCTTCCGGCTCCATTGGATGAAGAAGTATATACTGGACCAATTATTATTTTAGCATCCAAAGTTGAAAACGCGGATGAATACGATCCAAGTATTTCATCGTATTCAAATCTATCGACCGATCATTACAACACCGTGTACCAAGAATGGACATTCGTGGAAGACGATTCCGATGAAGAGGTAGTTGAACATGACGATGAGTTCGTGGAGGAAGAGGAAGAAGATGACGATGAAGAAACAGAACACCCTGCTAAAAACGTCTTTGTACAGCCAATTCATGCAAGCAATGTCTTTGTAGACTGTACTATTCGAGACAAAGTGATTGAGAACTTCAGTGAACTTATGGACTCTATTCTTGCAAAAGAAGTGGAAGAATCACTCTTAAAAAATGTGAGTGAACAATCATTGAAAGAGAACATTGACGTGGACTGGACAAACAAAGTCTTTTGGAACCTGTACAGGAATCGTGCAATTTCATTGTATGAAAATCTGCTTGGCGAGAAAGGGTATGTATGCAACGGAGAGCGATGGCTGGATAAATTAAAAACAGGCGATGTGTCTCCTGCGACACTCGCGGAGATGAATGCAGTCGACTTATGTCCTGCACGATGGAAAGCTTCGATTGAGAAGATTATTGAAGGAGAAAAGAAACTGTATGCAAAAAGTGATAGTGCATCTATATTTATGTGGTGTTCAGGATGCAAAAAGAAATCTAAATGTGATTACTATCAGTTGCAGACTCGGTCGGCAGATGAACCAATGACAACGTTTGTGTCTTGCTTGGAATGTGATCGTCGATGGAAATTTTAGTATCCTCGAATGAACTTTGGTTTCTCTTTGTGATTAAGAGAGGGGACAGTATGTCCGGAGGATGTACATAAATAGGATCTAATCCGTTTGCAATGTCCGGTTTTTTTACATTCGTTACTTTCTCAAATTTAGCTTTGAAGTCTCCAATAATTTTATCAGGAACTTGAGGGCTTGTTTCTGCAAGACGATCACACTGTTCACGTACAATTTTTAGCATATCTTTTGCAGTGATTCGTTCACTTCGAGGAAGTGCGAGTTCAATCATAATAAATCGATGGACTTTTGCATATGTAATTCCTGCAATGCGATGCGATTCGGAACGTTTTGCCCACGAGAAATAACTTGAAATAGTATTGAGTGTAGCAACTCCTAGACTAACACCTCCAATCACGACATTTGCAATATTCGATGTTCCAAAGAGTGATTGGCTTCCAATGGAAGTTGCTCCTGCAAGTGTAGACAATACAATCACTGGAAGTGAAATCATTGTGTTGAATCCTGAATAATACTTTTGGCATCGATCATGCATCCATGAAAAACAAAGCGCACGTTCTCCTTCTTCACAAAGAATTCGTTCCAATTGAGAATTCCAACTAATGGACATCGGACTTGTCTCATCTGTCATTATTTTAAAAACAGTTAAATAATGGTGTGGATTTATGATAAACATTATCCTAGACTACAAGGGCACTTTTTCAATTTAGTGAGTGTTCTCAAATTTCTTCGAAAGCATACATTTACATCATGGAAACACCTTCAGTCATCTGTGTTCTTTGATTCAGAAAAAAGTAAACCTGTGTTTACAGACGCGATTGCAAAACATGTGTTTCGAGCATTACAAACAAAAGGAGGAGCAGAATACCCGATACTGAATTCATATATAGAAAAAGGTATTTCAACACTTGGATCCTATCTTCCAAGCATTATTGCAAATCCTATTTCTGGAGTAATGAATGGTGCAACGAATACATTTGTAGGAGTAAAAAACTTTATTCCATTTGGAGATCTTCTTCTTGAGACAATGAAAACAGGTGCAGCAGTGAGTACAAGTACAATTGAAGCTGTGGCCGGAGCATTTGGAGGAGCTCCAGGAGAACTTATTGCTGCAGTTTTATCTCTTATGATCGCATCTGCAGCTGCAAGTGTTCATATTTTGGAACGAGATTTTGGAGGAGCAATTGAACAAATTTTTCGGGCACTTCCTGTTGTTGGACCTACATTACAAACTATATTGCAAAAATCAGAGACATTTGCAGGAAAAATCAATGGACAATACGATAAAATTATGGAGACAGTTGGAACTGTTCGTGGAAACATAGAGGGAAAACTTGCACAACTTCGAGAGACTCCTGTCGGCGGAAAGAGACTTTCAACAAAGAAAAACACATACTATAAATGGCGGAAGACAACGCAGAGAAATTAAGGGCAACCATCCGTGATTGGGTGACTCTTGATGATGAAGAAAGAAACTTAAGGAAACAACTAAAAGATCTAAAAGATAAAAAGACAAAATTGTCAGGAAATATTTTGGAGTTCATGCGTGAGAATCAAGTGGATAACTTTACGCTGGAAGGAGCAGGTGTAGGAAGTCTATCTCGATCTGTACGGACATCACGTCCTCCTCTGAAACGAAATATTATTCGCACTCAACTTTTACTGCAATTTGCAGATCAACCGCAACGGGTTGCAGAAGCCTTACGTGCAATTGAGGGTATTTCAGAAGGAGACGACAATATGTCTGCAGGTGGTGTCCAACGAGAACTATTGGTTCGACGTGTTCCAAAATTCATCTAGAATAAAAAAGTGAGCCATCCGGCCCCTACTTCCTACTCCACTCCCGAAGAATCCCCATGCTGGGGCTTTCCGATGGGCCTGTCCTGCTTTCGATCGCAGGAAGATCTTCCTCCTCTTCGGGTTCGTCAACCTCTACAATCGTAGGAAGGGACGGGCACTTAGAGTAGACGATGCGCACTTTCGTACGCCTAACAGGCCGCATGGTCTTTATTCTCGGGACGCGGCGAACGCGTGTTGTGGTGCGAACAGCGTTAGACATAGACCTAGAGCTGGTAGCCCCCATGGTATTCACTGAAACGGACGCACCGTTAACCACCTACTTCTTTGACGTTTATAAATCCGTTTTTGACAGTTGATTTTGAATAAAAAAGTGAGCCATCCGGCCCCTACTTCCTCCACGTTGCCGTCCGTGGCTTCTTAATCGTCCTCCATCCGTACTTCGGAAGAAGCTCATCTATACGGAAGATGTAAATCTTCTCGTCAGGTTTTTCCAGAGGAGGCCATGTCAAGAAGTCACGCAAATCGGCGGTGATAAAGTCGTCTTCAGGCGCAGTCATTCTCTTGGCCTGATACATTCTAGTTGTCAACACCTACGGCTTTAACGTTTATAAATCCGTTTTAGACAGTCGAGATAACGCATCTTTTGCTGCAATTTGTTCTGCTTGTTTTTTAGTAGGAGCAATTCCAATCCCTAAATGAATATTTGCGTTGTCCACTGCAGCCATTGTGTACATGTTTGCAGCGGAAGATACCATAACGTATTTTGGAGTATAGTGAAACTTTGCTTGATACAGTTTCTGAAGCTGTTCTTTGAAGTTTGTGTTATTCAGTAACAGTTTGGGAATATTGATATACGTTTCAATCAAAGAGACTACAAATGAATACACAACTTGGAAATTGTGGCCAGAATCTGTCCATAATGCACCAATAAACGCTTCCAGAATATCTCCTAGTTTTTTTGAGTTTGTTCGTCCATTGCATACATCTTCATTGTGTCTCGAAATAATATAAAACTTATCAAGACCAATCGTTTGGCTCAGTGTTCCTAACATTTCATTGCAAACAATATCCTTCTTCAAGTCAGTAAGAAATCCTTCGTTTTCATAAGGAAATCTCTTAATTAAATATGTTGACACCGTTGCTCCTAGAATACTATCCCCTAAGTGTTCAAGAGTTTCATAGGATTGATCAAAGAGTTCAAGTACATTATCAGGTTTTGAAACGAGCTGTGTTGATTCTCCTGATGGTGTTGTGTATACTGGTCGCTTTACATACGATGAATGAACCATCGCAGTTTGAAACGTCTCTACATGACGAACTGTGAAATCACAGTCGTGTTTGAATAAAACCGCCTGAATATCCGATTTCGTAAATAGGCGGTTCTTTGCATTGTAAGGGTTGTACATTTGTACATTCAAAAAGACTGATATGTCTACATTCGTTTTACTCCTTGGGAAGTACACGAGTGAAATCATACTCGCGAGCTACAAGTGCACTTGCACGAGACTTGCAGATAAATTCAATTAGATCGGTTGGATCCGGATCGGAGTTATCTTGAAAGTATTGAAGAACAAGAGATTCGAGATCTTTCTTCGAGAGACTCCATGGTTTGGCATAGGTCTCTGGACGATGAATTCGAATAGACGAACCATCTTCATCAATCTTAAGTGTATCGATTCCTTGCAATTGAGGCAACTTCATAAACTCAGCGAGTTGTTTCTCAATAGTCTTTCGCTCGTCTCGTTTGGAATATACTTCTTTATTGAGTTCACGAATAACATTGTCTATATCTCGGTATTGCTTGACACAATTTTTAAGACCTTCCATTGGTATGTACTCTTTCTGTCGGTGTAAACAATTTCCATTTTCAATATAATGGATCCAAGTGAGATAGAGAATCTACGTAAAGTATATAATCAAGAACATTCCGATACAATTGCAAAAAAAAGTGCATTGGCAGTATGGAATGAGTTACAAAAAAGATTCCATACACAATGTGAAGAAGGACGTTCGGAATGTATCATGGCACACATGATACGAAAACCAAATGCTCCATCCTCATGGGAAACAAAACCAAATGAATGGTTGTCTTCACTCGATATTGAAAACGTGGAGAAAGAGTTTATGAGAATGTTTTCTACATACTACTTTGTAGGATGTGTACCTATTGATTTCGACACAAAGTCAAAAATGGGGAAATGTATTGTCAATGCACTATGTTCTCTCGATATTCGCTCACTGTATGCAAAAAGATACCGCAAAATAGGAATTGTATTCAATACAGATGTGAGTAGTGGACCTGGGCAACATTGGATTGCATTATTTGCAGATATTCATCCTGATTTTGAGTATCCGAAACTTGTGTACTTTGATTCATACTCCCAAAAACCAGAAAAAGAAATCCAAAGACTCATGATACGTTGGAAACAGCAGCTGGACTCGTCCAAAGTGTATTCGAAACCAGCTGTACTGGAATACAATAAAACGCGACACCAGTACGAAAACTCGGAATGTGGAATGTACTGTATTTACTTTCACTTATGCTGCATACTTCGAATTCCAATGGATATGCGTATTCCCGATGATGTTATGAGAAGTTTTCGAGGATTGTTATTTCGTATTAAAAAGTAATGGATACCGCATCGACATATCCAATACTCTTGGGAGCAGGCGTTATTATTGTGACAATTGCTTTTGTACTATATTATACTCTTGTACCGTCTGGAACGCAGGCATTTCTAAAAGCAAAATCAAATTTTAGTGCATATGCACAAGTCACAAAAGTTGCTCCGCTTGGATGTCCTCAGCCGTACCGATTCTGTGATTTTTATCTTGCATCCTCTTCATACTCGGTGTTCCCTGGAGCCAAATTGTATGACTATGTATCCGACAGTATTCTTCCCCTTGCGATCAAATCCGGAGTTCGAATGGTAGAACTTGATATTTACTCGGACAGCAATGACAAGCCTGTTGTTGGTCTCAAGAATCAAAAACTAGGAGTGGATTATGCATATAATACAGTTTCATTAGATGCGTGTTGTGTATCGATTGTGAACACTGCATTCAATGCAGTGACATCTCCGGCATCCAGTGATCCATTTGTGCTCAGTCTCGTGTTCCACACAGACAAAACGACAACTATTAATGCTGCCTCTGAAATTCTAAAGACAACATGTCGATCAAAAATGCTGGATACAGAATACAGCTACCAACGTAAAAATCTAGCGATTGAGCCTATTTGCAATCTCCAAAACAAATTGATTATTGTGTCCGGAGGAAGCATAAAAGGAACGCATATGGAAGAACTGACAAATATGTCATGGACAACATCGACTCTGCGACGACTTACATACACCCAAGCATCGCAGCCACATGATGAAGATGAACTTATTAACCATAACCGAAACAATATCACTATGGTTGTTCCAGATATTGGAGAGGATCTCACGAACATGAATCCTCAAGTACTGTTTTCCTATGGATGCCAATGGATCATGATGAATTATGGATCGATTGATTCAATGATGGAACTCTACATCTCTGAATTTCAAGAAAATAGTACCGTGCTAAAACCGGCGGCTCTTCGACCTCTCAAGCCCAAAAAATACAAAACGCCTGCACAAGCAGACCCCGCAGTCTCTTTTCAGCCAATGAGACACACCTCTCCAATCTATGACATTACTGTATAAAATCTCTGCGTTAAAACAAAATGGCAAACCCATGGATGGCTCATGTGAAAAAAACTATGAAAAAGATGCTCTCTAAGAAGTCAGCACTGGGTAAGAAATGGTTTTCTCATGTGCTGAACGAGGCAAAACATACGTATAAGAAAGGAGGCGCAGATGAGCCTGCGGAATCTCCTGAGAGCGTTCCTGTTGCAGGTCGTCGTCGCACGCGTCGTCGTCGCCACCACAAAAAGTAAGTTCATACAACTTGAAAAAAATGATTATACTGAACATATAAACAAATGGGCGGTGGTCTACTTCAATTAGTTGCATATGGCGCACAAGATGCATACCTTTCGGGAAACCCTCAGATTACGTTCTGGAGAGGTATGTACAAACGCCACACGAATTTCGCAATGGAACCTTTTCGTGTGAACCTCACTGGCCAAGCTACGTGGGGAACGAAACATTCTGCAATCTTGACTCGGTATGCCGATCTTGTATCGTCTGGGTACATTGAACTCGAACTCAAAGCTGAAGCGGGAGGTGTAGACTTACTCTACGGTGGGCAAAGTCTGTATGCAGGGCAAGATCGGCGTGCAGGGTTTAACTTGATTGATTATGTTGAACTAGATATTGGTGGGCAGATCATTGATCGTCAGTATGGAGAGTTCATGTACCTGTGGAGCACAATTGCAATGCCATACGAACAGATGAATAAGATTGATTTCTTAGCATCTGCAAGACTTCAAGACAATGGAACGTGTGGAGCATCTGGGCGACCGTTCCGTACCAATCTCACGTATATCCCTCTTTTCTTCTGGTTTTGCAAAAATCCAGCATCAGCTCTCCCACTCATTGCATTGCAGTACCATGAAGTCAAGATCAATATTTTGTGGAACAAAGCCAAACAGATTTTTCGTGCTCCACCATCGACAGCAGTGTCAGCAGGACCTGCACAGGCAAACCTGTTGCTTGATTATATTTACCTCGATGTTGATGAGCGGCGACGTATGGCTCAGGAGTCACATGAGTACCTCATTGAGCAGCTCCAGTTCAATGAAGATAAAGGAATTACGTCTGCTCAGAACCGTATTGATTTGACCTTCAATCATCCTGTCAAGGAACTCATTTGGGTCACGCAGTACTCATGGCGCCGGAACTGCAATATTACACCACCAACGCACCCTAACCCGCCGAACACCTACTCAGTAAGCCCATTGTCGTACGATGATCTCATTTACAATTGCAACTTGCAGATCAACGGTCAAGACCGTATGGAGTCTCTTCCAGGCACATACTTTTCAGCTGTACAGCGCTACCAGCACCACAGTGGGGGGTCATACCCTGAAGGTGATGGTCTTGATTATACTCCGGGTGGAGGTGCATGGAATTGGCCTGGGTATACTACTCTCCCTGGAACCGGCGGTATTTACATGTACTCGTTTGCAATCCGGCCGGAAGAGCACCAGCCATCCGGTACGTGCAACTTCTCACGCATTGATACGGCAACCCTTGTGTTCAGCGTCGATGGTGCGAAACCAATTGGAAACAATGTTCCAGTAGGTACTCCGGACAATGCAGGAGATGCAGATATCCGCGTGTATGCCATCAATTACAATATTCTGCGAGTCATGTCCGGTATGGGTGGATTGTCTTTCTCGAACTAAATGAAAAATCGTTCTTGTTATAGCCCATACATCATCCGATCGGCCGGATCGGACAACATATTTTGAATGACGCCGGAATATGCGGATTCCGGATCTGGGCTGGTTCGGATCTGGACCTTCAGCACATCGACATCCCAATCTGGGTGATTGTGATGTAGCTTTTTGTAGAGCAAGTCTAGAAATCCAAGACCTCCGTCGTAGGTATCTAGTTGGTGGTTGTACTTCCAGTAGATGGAAATGAACACGTCCCAATTCGGTGTTTGGTTGTCATTGTATCCTGCAATGACTCCCTCCAGCTCGTTGTTGGAAAGTTTAAAGCTGTTTGAAATGTAATCATTCATCATTCTAGTTCCGTAATGTATTGAGTGTAATACTTATGAAATCCGTTTTTCACCAAATCATCTCAATGTCTTCTCGTCTCACTCCACCGTTCTCTGCATCTTTCTGCTCCTCTTCTGCCACACGGGCATTTGCAGCAGCAAGATCTGACTCAAATCCATGAATGTTTTCTTCCGATCCCTCTGGGAGTTTCGTTTCGTCGACAAGGATATCCACAATTCCTGTTCCACACGGAGGTTTCTGTCCGAACATGATGTTTGCAGACACACCTTTCATAGTGTCGAAATCAGAAGAGAGTGCTGCATTGAAGAGAATTTTCGATGTTTCCTCAAACGATGACTTTGCAAGAACACCGCTTTCACCTTTACTCATTCCGAATCGGTTGACTTCTAGAATTCGGCCTAAGTACGTCATAGTATCTACAAGTGTAATCATGTGATGGTAATTGACAGTTTCACCGCCTGACTTGAATACTTCTGTAAGCTCTTCAAATAAACAAACACGAACTGTCTCAATACCAAATACCTCTAGAACTTCATGAATATCGTTTGTGAATGTCCGGAACGGATCTACACCTTCACGAGACGCAAGATCTAGAAGGTTCGTTCCTTCTGCATCCAGAACGTACTGCTTCTGAGGAACGTATCCACCAACCTTGTGGTCATACATGAGTTCATCCTGTACTTCTCGGAGGTAGACTCGTCCAATTCCATCCACTCCTCGCAATACTGTATCCAACAGCTTATCTTCGATGAACCGAAGTGCAAGTGCATTCTTCACCATATCGTCTCGAAACACAATTCGCATGACCATCTTGTCAGGAGTGTTGGTGTCTGTGTGCACGCATGTAAAGACACGAAGAACTTTATTGTTCTCAATCTTGCTCTGAATGAGTGGCATGTCTATAATGTTTCGTGCAGCCATTTCATGTGTATCCAGTTCCAATCGAATAATCCATGGAGATACGCACGGGGGAACTTGTGCTGCAGAGAACTTCTGGTAACTTTGCAGGATCTCACGATCTTCTTTGACAGCTGTGTTTTCCGACAATGGATTGGGGTCATAGTACATGCGAACAGACTTCGTAATGTCTCTCAACGTTGTTTTTTGAATATCCTTGATTTTCGACAATGCTGCAACTTGATCTCCTGAGATACTTGGATCCAAGTATACGACATTGGTTGGATTCTTAGGATTGGAGGATGCAGACAGTAATTCCACAATTCGAGGAACTCCTGCAGTTGCATTGGCTTTCGCAGTTCCGGCCGAGTGGAATGTGTTGAGTGTGAGCTGAGTCGTTGGTTCGCCAATGGATTGAGCAGCCAGAGTTCCTACCATTTCTCCTGCGTGGACTCGTGATTTCATGTATCGAAACCGAATCTCTGCAAGAAGTTCGTCAAATATCTCTTTCGTGAACCGCAGTGTAATAATTGACTTCTTTGGAGCTAAGTAGTACCTCAGCAGAATATGAAAGAGTTTATTGTGCACTAACCACGGTTGACTACATAGCTTTTCAAGCTCATCTACAACATACTTTGGAGTCAAGTTTGTTTTGGTGGCATACGGATTCGTAAATTTCTCTACAAGACGTTTCAGTGGAACAGGAGCCTTCACAGTGTCTCCTTTTTTGTACCGGAACACGTTCTTGACTAACGTATCGCGATCCATCAAGAGTTGCTCAACAAGATCCGGAGGATTCTCGCCAACATCTCCATTTACAACTGTTTCAAAATCAGATTTAGTTGCAGCATACATGCGATAGATGTGCTCCATACTCATGACCGCAAGTTCAATGGGTTGGTTCTCTACATAGATAGAATCAATACCATCACCGCCATAGTGGTGCTGCATGATCGTACCACTTGCATTCCGCACAGACCCATCATACTCCACTCGTAAATCTTCCATAACTTTCATGAGTTTTCGTGAAATATATCCTGAATCTGACGTCTTCACTGCTGTATCAATCAGACCTTCACGTCCACCCATTGCATGGAAGAAGAACTCGGCAGGCCGAAGACCACTAATAAATGAGTTTTCTACAAATCCTCGCGATTCAAGACCATCATCAAACTTAGTAAAGTGGGGAAGCGTTCGGTCCTGCAGTGAGTACTGGATACGTCGACCGGCAACTTGCTGCTGTGAAAGCAGCCCAATCATCTGCTGAATGTTTAGATCCGATCCCTTCGATCCTGACTGAACCATTTGAACCATACGGTTCGTTTTGGGAAGTTTCTCTACAGACTGCTCTCCTACGCTTTTCGAAACAGTTTTGAGTGCATTCATAATCTTGTTTTCAAGCTCTTCTCCATCGGAACGTCCACTCGTGTTCAGAAACTGTCCTGCATGAACACTGGATAGAATCTCTGTCACTTCACGACGTCCTTGTGCAAGGATACTCTTGACTGCATCGTCTGTTTCTTTGTTCATTGCAAGATCCGAAGGTCCTACCGAAAATCCAGTAAACAAGTTGAACTTTGTCACAATATTTTGGATATCGTTAATGAACTGTCCTGCACGCTGAGGACCAAAATCCGAATACATCATATGCACGAGACCATCTGTCGTCGTTGCGAATGCTCCTTTATTCAAAATACCTTCTACTAGTTTTCCATTCTGAATTGTAACCTTTCCTTCGAAATCAATTGCAGGCATTGCAGAGGAAATAATATCTTGACCAGAGATGTCTGCATTTTGGCGAATGTATTTCGAAATGGGTTTTTTCATACGTGCCATAATATTCATAGCAATATGCTCTGGAACTCGAACATTTGGTTGAGATAACCTATAGATTCCTGTCTGAGTATCTTGAAACACTGAAATGATAGCAGCATTTGTACGGGGAGAAATGATCTGTCGAAGTACACTTGCAAGGTACTTGATCTCCGACGCAGAACTAATGCTCTGAGGAACGTGCATGTTCATCTCGTCACCATCAAAATCAGCATTATACGGTTTTGTGGCAGATACGTTCAGACGAAACGTAGAATATGGGAGCACTCGAACACGGTGACATTCCATCGAACCTTTATGGAGAGATGGTTGGCGATTGAAGATAACGACATCTCCATCAATCAAGTGTCGATGCACAATGTCCCCTTCTTGCAAGTCGATCATATCCGAATTCACGAACTTCAGTGAAATTGGGCGACCATCATCTTTGAGAAAGACAGACTTTGCACCTGGATACTTGGATGTTCCATTGTGAACATATGTCATAAGACGATCTCGATTGTAGACTGTCACTGTCTCTGGAAACGTCAAGTTCATTGCAATTTCCTCTGGAACACCCAATTCATCTACATCAATATTTGAGTCAGGAGTAATCACCGATCGTGCAGAGAAATCAACGCGTTTCCCCATCAAGTTTCCACGAACACGTCCGGTCTTTGCTCCCAATCGTGACTTCAGAGTTTTCAAAGGTCGACCGGATCTTTGCGAAGCAGTAAACCCTTTGATATCGTTGTCCACATACGTTGCGACATCGAACTGCAGAAGATCGCGATACTTGTCAATGATATCCACAGAGTCTCCTTTATCGATCTTGTCACGAAGACGCTGATTGTTTCGAACAATATTAATGAGAACATGTGTAAGATCATCTTCCATTCTCTGGTTATCATCCATCACGACGGAAGGACGTACTGTAAGAGGAGGAACTGCAAGGACTGTGCAGATCATCCAGTCCGGTCGACTGAATTTCGGATTGAACCCAAGAAGAGTTACGTGTCGGTCCGATATTCTCTGAAAGCAACGCAATACCATTTCTGGTTGAATCGGGATACGTTCTGCCGCATCATCATATGTGATTCCCTCCAGAGACGCAACCGTTCCTTCTGCTTTCTCGACTTTCTTTAGAATTGGAGACTCGCAGTGGGTACATGCAGCCGATCGTTTCGATTCTTTCACTTTGTAGGTGGTTGTGTACTCGCGCACAAGATTGAATCTATCCATTCCGGATGCAGTCTTCTCAATTTTTTCAAGATCTTCCTCTGGCAAGTATGGATTCGAACATACTAAACAAACATTCTGTAGGATCTTTATGGTGGTATCGAGAAATTGATATAAGTACACAGGTCGAGCAAGACGAATATGGCCAAAATGACCTGGGCACAACATATTTGTCTGCTTGCATGTTGGGCATACTTTGCCATTGTCAATGACACCAAATCTCGGGTCGAAAATACCACCTGAGATAGGCTGTGTTGTTTGATATGTCTTGTCGGTGATAACTTCCACAACACTTCGTGAAAGAATATCGTCTGGGTTGGCAATTCCAAATTGAACACCGATGATTGTGTCTCCCATTCTTGTTATACTATGCATTGTCTTTAGATTGTTCCATTTTTCATGGCTCTATAATAATGGACTATGTTTTGGTCTTAAAGAACGGAATAGGTAACAAAGTATTCGCATTAGTATACTTTTTACATACCTATCCACATGTTCGACTCCATGTTGTTGATTCTACGTCTCATCATAATGATGAAAAAGTGAAAACGTTTTTCAAACACATACCTGTTCATTGGATCTCTTGGAAAGACTATGATTCTATGAAACAACATACTCCAGAACTAAAGGTTCCGTATTCAGTATACTATGATACATCTGGATTCACATCGAAGATGAAAAAGATATTTCAAACTCCGAAATTGTCCTATGATTTCCAAAAAGGAATCTTTGTTCATGTTCGGTATGGAGACAAATTTGAAATGAATTACTTTGCACTCAAGAATCGTCAAACACCGAAGTACATTCTTCTAAAGCCGTCCTACTATGAAACCCATATTCAAATGTTGTTGGACAAGAAAGAAGGTCCTGTCTATATATTCTCCGACGATCCAACTATTGCACGATGTCTGTTGAAGCCTGACTATGTATTTGTCCATGCATCCGGTTACGAAACATTTTCTTGCTTTCAGCATGCGAAACGTGTCATTCTTTCAGAATCAACATTAAGTACTGCTGCAGTATTGCTTGGAAAAGACAAAAAAGATTTAATTGTTCCTGATTTTCTTCGAATGCCTCCTGACTTTAGAATTGTACCATCGCCATACTTTACGAACGGTGTGCGTGATACGTCGTATATATTATCTACGAAAAGCGAGTATGATGAAATTTTAAAACAATGTAAGTAAATGGATGCATACGTCATTAACTTGAAAAAACGAGAGGACCGATGGAAACAAATACAACATGATTTTCGAAATACAGGACTTCATCTCATACGCTTTGATGCAATTGAAGACAAAAATGGTGGTGTTGGATGCACACGATCTCATTTAGCGTTGGTCGAGTATGCAAAGAAAAAGAAATTACCATACATTCTTGTGATTGAAGATGACTGTGTTCCAACGCCAGAATTCACAAAGTACTGGGGTCATGTACGGAAATACATTCATCATCATGTGTCGGAATGGGATGTATTCAATGGAGGTCCAATCACAGTATACAAAGGAACCGTACGACCACTTACAAAACACTTTTATTCGACAAACAGTACGTTGGGCTCACACTTTAACATATATAATCAAAGAGCGTATGATAAACTCCTGTCATGGGAGAATTTACCACAAGCTCCAGAAAAACGTCCCATTATTGATTATTGGATTTCGTGGCCAAACTTAACGTTAACCACATATGGAATTGCACCATTCATTGCGATCCAGAGACCAGGGTACAGTAACCTAGACAACAAAAACAAGAACTTACTCCATCAATTCCAAGCAGTCGAAACGCGTATTCTATCTATCTTGAATTCATGATATCTCTACAGTATACCTTGCAATGTTTGCATGGTGTTGCTGAGAAACAAGTCTCCAGTGAATATTGGATAGACCGGAACGTCCATGATCTGCAGCAAGATCTTCCCATTTACGCATATTTTTAGCATCCGGTATTGTGCGTGTATCGACATGCTCCAACACTTTATACCCTTCCGATACAGTTGGTTTCCAAATCTTTATATGGTGTCTCTTGAGACGTCGAAGCATTGCATCGTCTTCTCCACCCCACCCCCAAAAATGGTTTGGAAACCCGTTGATTGTCTTTGCATCGTCAATAGAGATTGAGAATGCTTGTCCAATAAAGTCTTTTCCTGCATACTTTCCTTTGTATGCAGCTCCCATATGGATTGGATGTGTTGGAAATGCAGTATACAGTGGAGTTAATAGAGACAATGGGATCAAATCGACATCATGATACACAACATATTTCGCTCCCATTCGTTCTGCATACTTTGTACCTATATTCAACAGTGCTCCTCGATTGAACTTCCGTCCATCATCGGATTGTTCAATAACAAGAATCTTCCAGTCAGGATGATACCGCATCATGTGTGATATAAACTTTGTAAGTTGCTCACTACGTTTTTGCTGCATCTGATCACGAAATGGAACAAGTATAGTTGGTGTGTCATGTGGAAGTGTCTTTGCATCTTTCAAATTGAATGAAAGAAACATTATATATACTCTAAGAGAATTCACGTGTTTTGACTCGCTAGTTATATAAATGAAGAAGCTTCGTGCCTATTCGGATGCATTGGAATATTTAAAACCATACGCATCGGAAAAAGAATTACAATACCCATTCAGTTTTTCAATTCAAGCACTTGAAACTACATTGCGATACATCATAGATTTATCTTACAATTGTTATATTCTTATTGGAGATACACGTGAACTTCTGAAGTTTGAATTTGCAACTACAAGTCCTTTGCTAAAAAAACACTTGACGCAAAAGAATTCTTTATCATCATCAAAACGTAAAACATTGAAACACAAACAGTGGAGAATTATGCAATGTGTTGTGAAACCATTTGGAGTGTCGGAAGATGATTTGTTTCCACGATTTCTAAAGTCTCTGTCTGTTCCCAGTGGATTGTTTGTGCTTTCATTGTCTGATTCGAATTTGTTGAGGAAAGACTTTGGCGAACCATACTTTGGCGTATCTACACGATATACGCCTCCGTTTTTGCCTATGTTTGCATATTCTGGACATCAAGACTACTGGGATATACCGATTCCTACATATGATGATATTCACTTTGCAATGAACCCATTCGAAGTGAAACAGATTCCTTGGTCGGAGAAACAATCCAAAGCCGTGTTTCGTGGAGGTATTACTGGATGTGGAGTCACTCCCGAAACCAATCAACGCATTCATCTTGCAACGAAACGCAATGATCTACTCGATGTAGGACTTGTTGAAACATCATCGAAACACTTACGATTTGATCCTCGACACGGATTGTCAGAGTTGAAAGCACATGTTCATAAAGTTCCAAAACTCCCAATGTTTACAGAACAGATCAAGTACAAATATATTCTGCATGTGGATGGAAATGTATTTGCATACCGGTGGCTCTCGTCATTTCTCACAGGTTCCTTAATTCTACGCGTCAAGAGTCGATACGTTCACTGGACAGACACATTCTTCAAAGATGGAAAACACTATATTTCAATTGCAGCTGATTTGTCGGATCTTAATGAGAAAGTGAATTGGTGTCTACACAATGATGCAGCATGCAAACGAATTGCAGAGCGTTCACGAAAGCTTGCCCAAATGTACTTAGAGAAAAGTTTTATAGAATCATATTTTTTGCGTTCGCTTCAGCGTCTCTAGCCAAAAATCATCGTTGCTCAAAATATTTGTGATCAGTACATCGGAGTATGATGTATGCAGTGATTCAACCCATTCTTCAAATTCAGGACCCATACGGTTCTTGAATTTCTGTTTCTCTTTGATCCTTGCATTTTTTAGCTGCAGGAAAACGTGTTCAACAAACTTTCCTGTGATGTAGGGATCCATACTTTCATCCTTGAGTGTTTGAACAATGCGATACCATTCTTCCATTGTATATACAAAGAAAGATGAAACTTAAAACAATTCGCAAATCGCACAAGAAAGAAAAAAAGTGGGATGCTGTGTTTGAGTATCCGGATGGTCACAAAAAGATAATTCCGTTCGGTGCAAGTGGAATGTCGGATTTCACGAAGCATAAAGATACTCTACGTAAGCAAAGGTACTTGAAACGACATTCGGGAATGGGGGAACATTGGACAAAACCAGATACTCCAGGTGCTCTCTCACGTTGGATCCTTTGGAACAAAACATCGTTTCGAGAATCCGTCAAGGATTTCAAGAAGAAATTTAAGTTAGACTAGATGCGTATCTAGAAAACGGATATCAAGTATATGATTGTTCGCTTTCCAAGATGAGTAAAGAAACTATTTATATTCTTTCAAATCCTTGCATGCCCGGACTGATAAAAATTGGACGGACAGATGCTGATCTTCCGTATCAAAGAGCATTACATCTTCAAACGTCCGGTGTTCCGACTGCCTTTATAATAGAGAAATACTGCAATACATCCGAATCAAGAAAGTATGAAAAACAAATACATGATATTCTAAAAGAATACCGTTACTCTGAGAATAGGGAGTTCTTTACAATAGATATTGAATCTGCTATATCTATAATTAGTCGTAACTTCCATTTTGATTGGAAAGACATTGATAATGAACATCGTACATCAACAAAATTTATTACACAAATCACGAATAAATATAATGCTCTCAAAAAAGAGGCCGATGAATTCGAAGCATATATGGAACGTAATAAACGTCGTATACATAGGTGGTACTATGTAGAAGTCACACAGCAATTAGGATATATACGTGATGGAATTTCAGACTATCCTGATGCTGTCAAAAATAAAAGTCCATACCTGAAAGCAGATAATCGCTCAATGAAAGATATGCTTCAACATGTTGAAGAACAATTGAATAAGTGGAAGAAAAGAGGTTCAAGTGAAACATACGAAAGAGACTATATGTAAAATTACGGTCATTCTTGCAAAGGGATCACTGTTGTGAAAAAGTCATTCCACGATAGTGTTTTTTGGCTACGGAGGTACAATGTTGCAATTCGATTGTAACTCTGGATATAGGCAAATGCAACGGTTCCAATGACAATCGGTACCCATATATCCATTTGTTCAATACATAAAAAATGGATTTGAGTATCCGAACGATGTACGAACAAAGCACAGCCATGGACCCCCCGAAGACTCGCTCTGAAAAGGGAAAGGGAAAGGGGAAGAAGTACACGAATGTGTTTTCGGGCAAGCACATTCGTGCGTCCGAAAAGAAGGCTGAAACGTCTTCTAAAAAACGGGGAGGTAAGTAAATGAAGAAAGTAAAGGATTTTATAGATACATTTGTAACGTCTGTTCGTTGGAAAATTGGAAATTTTAGCTTGTTGCCTGTTTTTTTCGGTACAGTGTTATCGCTTGGTGATATTGCGATGATGAATACTGCAAAAATGGTTCAAGTCGGACACCTCAATCCATGGATTGGTCTTCCTATATCTGTGTCATCCTATTCACTGGTCGCCTACCTTTTCTATCGAGGATTATCGTATGAAGGTATGGTTGTTACGAATCTAGTTTGGAACATGATGAGCAATATCATTGTGACATTGAGTGGTATCTTCTTATTTGGAGAAACAATACAAGGAATACGATGGGTTGGAATCGGTATGGGTTTGATTGCACTTGGAATTTTGTCCTATACTGATGATTAGTTATAACAAGTATTTTCGGTATGTACGTCGTCGTCCACCGGACTTATTACGACATGTTTTTCCTTTGTTACACTTGCTTGTGTAATTCATAACTTTCTTGTAATACTGAGAATACGTCGGAATTTTCACACGGATATCTTTGGATAATGCAAATAGCAACCCATACATCCAATACATGTATTCCTTGCGGCTATCTAACGTCGCCGGACTCTTTTGAATATATTCCGAAAAAGAACGTGAAGGATACACCTCGGAAAGAGCCGAAAGAAAAGACTGTTGAGTGGATTTCTGCTCGGGCTCCGGCTCGTCCGGATAATTCACAGCGATCGAAAACAAAAAGTCCTGCCCTAAAACCTTCGTTAATTTCATGCCCAAGTATTTTTTCTTCACGTCCTCCCATGTTGGATCTACTCCTGGATCCCTAACATTTGGATCGGTTCTCGATTGTTCTCGCAACTTTGCATTGACTTTATTATGCAAGTCAAACATCCATCGTCCAAGGTTTCCTCGTAGAGGAAGTTCGTGGACGTACTCATGTGTCGATTCTCTACAAAACTTGCAAGGAAGAATATACTGAATTTGTTTGAATAACCGTTCAGGATGTTTCGCATGCATAGATATATAGTGAAACAGTTGCCAACCGGATGGACCCCAATATCGAGTATCTACACCCATTAATGTATACCTAAAAAGAAATCCTTGCACAGATGTAAATATGACGGAACTACTTACGATCGCAGTTGCAATCTATATCGGTGCAACGCTCTACCGATTCTTTGAAGCGGTGACACACGATATCGTGTCTCCTGTGATTGGTGGATTTTTCCCTGGAGCAGAAAAGTCTGTGGATGGTGTTGTTATCACGGTTGGTTCTGCAAAAATCAAGATCGGAGCAGCCATTGGAGCAGCCGTCAATCTTGGAATTGCGTTCCTAGTTGTCTCCATGACACTTCCTCATATTAAGAAATATGCACCTGTTGGAGGTTACCGTTAATTTCTGATGTATACATAAATATGGATTGGTTATCAAATTTATGGTCAAGTGCAAAAAATGCGGTATCAAATACAGCGAAAGAAGTTGCAAATTTTGCAAAAAAAACACCTGCGGCACCATTTGTAGAACCTCTTCCTGGAGTTACACCTGAAAAATCAGGCATTACCTCCGGTGGTGGACGTCGTCGCAAAGCACGCAAATCAAGGAAAACTCGCCGCCGCCGCC